CAATTCCTCAGGCGCAGTGTTTGCTTCATCCATTCACATACTCCCGGTTGCTTCTCAAACTCCACTTCTCCAGCACGGGCAGTCCGAACTCGTCCTCGTCTACAGCAACGTATGCCACAGTCTTTTTCACAATACCATAACGGTATCCCTGCTGTCCACCAATCTGATGATCACCAACCCAGATCTTGTGTGGGAAGTCCTCGCACCATGCGAAGCTGTCATCATTGGCAGAGTATTCAAAATAGTTGCCGGTGTCCCTCTCTACGAACTGTCCGATTGGATCTTTGGTGTAAGTGTAGTAAGCCATTTGCGCCTCTCAATTGCCTAACTGTTATATACAGTATACATTCAACCCAACCACTTGTCAACCCCTCATTTGAACAAAAGAACAAAAAGATCTGATCACAAGCATCCGCAGTACACGGACCAAAAGCTGCCAGAACCTAACAGCGGGGCCTATGCTCGAACTGTTCACACTGTACACTATAGTAGTAGAGTGGTTCTAAAAAACTCTTGATGATCAAGGACTTAGTGTAGTAGTGTGTAGTGTGTGTAGTGTGCGCACTATAGTAGTAGAGTGAGTTCACTGTACTAACTGTTTGAAAACATTGGAGATTGTTTAGCACAGTAAAACCAGCCACCAACAGCGGGGCCTCATGGTGATTTATGGTTCTAAGTCCATGATTATGGTTGACATTCTAGGGATATGGTGTTAATATTCAGGCGATTTCTGTACACTTTCCTGTACAGATATAGTAGGTTTTTGTACGGTGGCTCGTGGTGACGAGAGGCATAGTTCAAATACTTTTCGCCTCTTTTTGTACGCCTAACTATCTACTCATTCTGTACACCATGTACGACTATTCGCATATTGCGCACACACAAACCTAACAGCGGGGCCTCTACACTAATTTGAGAGTGTGCTTCTACCGTACTACACGAACCTCTCTCTACTATAGTGCGTAGTGTGTATAGTAGTGTGCGTAGTGTAGTGCATAGTGTACTACTACTACTATAGTCTAGTTTACACGATAGCGTACGATCATCTGTGTGCGTAAATTCTATCTCAACGTACATGTGCGTGTGTAAAGTTAACAGCGGGGCCAATAGGCTGTTCACGCACAAAAATTTTTGCGCATGACACTTCGTGCTTTTGGGCTTCTAGTGCAGGTCTGGATCTCTACCCATTCCAGTAACAGTGTATTTGGTGTAGCTTTCTAGTTCTAGTTCGTTGTTGGGAAACTCTAGTCTCAATAGTTCTATGATTTCCCATGCTTGTTCTCGAGTTGGAATAGCATTGGCTAGTGTGTTTTGATCAGTGCGATCGTATACTCTATACAGTGTGAGAGGCATTGGTGCTCCTTTCAGTGTAGAAGTATTTACTAGGGTTTGTATGGTTCAATAAGTGCGTATAATTCGGGGAATGTGTGTGCAAATGTTTCCTTGCGTATTTGATCCAATTCTCCAGTAAGACTCCAAAAGGTACGCCAGTTGTTGGTGTCTTGTGGTTCAGCTGTCATGTAGTTGCGTATGTCTGATCTTGGAATAGTGTGTGCTATTTGATGCTTTACTGGTTCAGGGAGGTTCTGTATTGAGTAGTGACCAGGACCATACAGCATGTTCCAATAGACTTCACAGGGAGCCCACTCAGCAAACTCCTGCATGTCCAACACATTGAATATGTTCACAGTATGACACAGTTGCACTCGAGCTACACCTTCATCTAGCACAGTTTGAAAGTTCTGTTGGCATGTGTGCCAATCAGCAGGGTGTCTTTGATAGTTGAACTTGGCTCCCACACCGTCAAATGAATACATAACCTCAACATACTTGAACTTGCTCCATAGGTGTCTCTGCTTGGGCAACACAGTGCCGTTGGTGTTGTAGTGTACTGAGATGTTGTGAGCCACTCCTAGTTCCACAAGACGTTCCAACAATCGCCAGTGTCCTTTGACTAGAAACGGCTCTCCACCTGTGAAGTCAATGAACTCTATGGTGTGTGCTATACCAGCTAGGTCCTGCCAAAACTGTGAAGTTTCGTCCATCCAGCCCAACACAGTACGATGTTTAGGAGCACCGTATATCAGTGTTTCATCCTCTTGCCATTTGTGTGAGTATTCAGTTGAGCATATACGACATTTGATGTTGCAGAGACTGCCCAGCTTTAGATCCAAATACACAGGTGCATCAAGTGTGACTCCGTGAGCGTAGTGAGCAAAACGTTGATTGTCGTTCAGTCGTTTTGATGTGTAGCCACTGGCTTCGGCACGCCAACAGTTGGTGCAACCCGCAGGCCGTTGGCCTTTACGGAACTGTTCGCGCAGTGTTTCCAAAGGTTCGCCCTGCCATATCTCGTCAAGTGTTTGTGTGTTGAAATTGCCTACGTCTGTGCCTTGCCATTGACAGCAGGGTCTAGCACCACCTGTGGGTGTTGTTTCTATGTGTATAAACGGCAGTAGACAGGGCTTATTTTCCAAAGTATTCTCTCGCTATCTTTAGATGTCCGCCTGCGTTCACATGATAGTGATCGTCTATGAAATAGTCGTTGCCCAACCAATCCAATATGCTGTGAGCGGGCAACAGTGTTTGCACCAATGGGTGTGGATCAACACCAGGATGTCTAGGCAACCAATCAACAAACTGTACTCTACAGTCGTTCCAACCAGCCCATGTGCGAAACTCTACCAGTCTTTGTGCTAGGTTTTCTGTGCGCCAATTGCTCAGTGTTTGTGTTTCATAATACCATTTGAAGTTGGCATCATGTGAATTAATGTAGTCTGCTATGGTGTAGTGTTCTAGTCTAGGCTCGCCAGTATAACTTCTATTGTGAGCAAAGTTGTGTGTGCCTTCGTTGGCTAGGGTAGATCTATCCCATGAAGTAAGCTGAAATATTAGATCAGTTGCACCATGCTCTACAGCACGATGTGCTGACCACAAGCACCATTCGATATCTACTCCAGGCTTGGCCCAATTTTCATAGCCCATAATAATAGGATATGTTTCACAAGCATCAACGCCTATGCCCGCAGTGTATGAACAACCAACAGCTACTCGCACATCAAGTCTCCTAGTTCAGGGAATGTTTGTGCAAAGTCTTCGCCACGCAGTCTATCAACCAACAGCATTTTATAACGAAACTCTTGGAGAGTGTCTTCTTGTGTGGCCATCATAAACTTTACAGCACTGGCCCAGTCACGTGCAGTATTGGGTGCGTTCACACTCAATGATTCTTGTTGAGCTTGGGTATAGAGTTCAGCTAGTGCTTGCTTGTGATGTTGAGGCAGTGCTGATATGCGTAACCATTGTGGATCTTGCACTAGGTTAACATGAAAGTGTTCAGCAGTGTCTATAAAATTAGTTGTGTAGGCCCAACGCCAAAAGTCTACAACATGGTATGCATTTTGTATTGATGTTGTGCAGTTGATGCCAAACCATACGTGCGGCGCTTGTTCTCTAAGACGTTGTCGATTGTCTAGTATCTGTTGCCAATCCATACCCGAGCGTACAAATTCACCCTGTTGGTTCATTCCATCTATGCTACAGTCTATTTTTACATCTGAAAAGTGTTTCCATAGTTCTATTACATCTTGACGTTTGTATTTCATTGTTGAGAAGTTGGTGTTGTAGCGTATGTGTACATCGGTCTTGCCCATTTCAATCAGACGATTGAGTATGCGATAGTGTTCTTCCATAAGCAAAGGTTCACCCCCTGCAAAGTATATCTGTTCTACAGAGTCAAACAATGGCTCTAGTTGTTCCCATAGGGTAATGGGTCTATCTGGGTCTGGACAGTTGGGAGGTAACACACCATTGTTGAGTTGTTTGAAATCTTTGTACCACCCTGATGACAGTTGTGGCCCACATGAACGACATTTGAAGTTGCAGATGTTCGAGAATCTAAAGTCCCAATAGACTAGATTCATATCATCTACGGTTCCGTCTTCTTGTGTAGTGGCTATTAGATTGTTGTGATGTTTAAAACGTTCATTTGAGTCGTTTCGCATACTAAACAAACCAGCACGTTCTTGTTCAAAGCAACGGGTACAGCTAGGGGGCTCTACGCCATTCAACATGTCTTTGCGTATGCTTCGCATACCCTCTGAGTTGAATACTTCTTTGAGTGTTTGTGTGTCTAAGTTACCTACAATATCCGACTGTGGAGTTAGACAGCAAGGGTAAACATCATTGTTAGGCCATGTGTGTAGATGTATCCATGGAAGTATACAAGTTTTACAGTTACTCAATTGAATACTCCTTGACAGGCTCATTTAGATTAACCTGTACTCCGTTACGTTCAATAACATTTCCAATAGGATATCTGTCTAGTGTTTTGTTAGGACACAGACGTTGATGCCATTCGTTGAACTCGATACTGTTTAAAACTTTATCGTACATGCGATCTATATCAACATACAGGCTAGGTGTTAAGAACAAGTTTCCTGTGATGTCCGGATTGTTAGGATCGTCGTTGTCTAAAAAACATCTTACTAGATCTTTGCCTAGTATATCTTCGTTGAGCCAAACGTCATAGTTTGTTTCTTGTGTAGTATGATCAAACGGCTCAGTTATGTTTGTGTTCCACATAGAAAAATCTTTACCTTCCATGTTACCTGCATCTGTAAATAGAATTTGTTGTACTTGTCCGTTGAACTTTTGTCTAGTTTCTAGTTGTTGATAGGTATAAAACGATTCTAATTCATGTACAGCACTGTTAATAATGTGTACTTGCCTATCTAGCTCTTGTGTATAAAATGTTTTTAAATGACCTTTTAGGGTCATAAATGTAAAAGCACGATGTATAGTGTTACAGTGTTTTTGTTGTCTATCCTGCATTACAGCTGACACAGCATCTTTTGTTTTACTCCAATCATAATCAGTTATGCGTTGTGAAACATAGTCTATACATTCTACAAGACTACTATGAGCCTTCTCAGCAAGTTCTAGATTTTCGTTGTGCAACATGCTCCAAGGTCGTGTGATATAAAAGTTATCCTTGGTAAGAGTTCGTGCATAAACACCCCATTGTTTTGCAAAAGGAGTGTTTGCTAGTTGTATAGTCAGATCTGTTGTGTCAGTCTTAATTTTTATCTGCATATCGTATTTAGACTGTTTTAGCAGGTTATTCTTCTGATGTGACTAATGGTTCATTCCATTCTACATCATCGATATCCCAACAATCGTCAAAGCTCACAACAAAAACTCTTTTTGATTTAGTGTCTTCAATTTCTACTAAACGTTGTTCACTGTCACGAGTTTTAATTACACCGAGGCTTTCGTATTCACCAGGTCCTTTTAACGGTGTGTCGCTTAATCCTGGCGGACGACCAAATGTGTCAAGCATTGTAAATGTTTTAAACATACAAGCAACACTAGTGCCTTCTTTGATATCATCGATTGAATCGTACATTATGTATCTCCATTAAAGTATATGTTTATTATATAGCATTTTTGTAAGACTGTCAACTTAAAAATATAAATATTAATATGCAGAAGGAGACTCCAATGACATTAAAGAACTTAAACCTAAGCCTTGAGCTAGGACAGACTATTTTAGTAGGCCAAAACAATCAGCCGGCTAAAATTACTAAGATAGAGTATCATGAAAGAACAGGTGAAGTCTCAATAAACACTACCAAGGGCCCAAGAAAGGCCCTAACCTTCCGTCTTTGCAACGAAACTCCTAATTACGAAAATCCAGCTGACCGTTACCGTTAAAGATAAATATCTACATGAGAGTAGATGAAGTTTTAACAGACGACGAACAGTTAGACGATTGGCGAGCAAGCAAAGACCTTTGTTTAGGTGATAAGCCCGATAAAGCTATTGGTGCTAGTGCCCTTGCTAGTTGTAAGTCGCAAGGCTATCGTAACCGTAAAGGAAACAAGAGTCATAAAATTGGCAAGCGTCGAGTTAAAGTTGGCGGCAAGAAGATTCGTGGTAAAAAATACGGAGGCCCATTACCAGACTGGGGTTCACGCAAATGAGATATAGTGATTTTAAATTAATTGAAGCACCAGATGATGGTTCAAGAGCAGGACAAGAACCTAATCGTCCAAGTGAAACCGGCTTACAAGCAGGTCCTCCTTATCCTAGAGAAGACTTAGAGAGAGTCAAGTCTATGCAAACTAGACTAGAAGAATTAGGATACTCAGTTGGTAATACAGGTATTGACGGCAAGTACGGTCCAAGGACTACAAGAGCAGTTAGCGCATTCAAAAAAGACAATAATATTACTGGACAAGGTAATACAATGTCAGAACAAGAATTAGACAAACTATCTACAGCAGACAAAATTGAAAACCCTAGCCCAACAGGCAATGAAGGAATGGGCGGCAGCACATTTGATTATACATCAGCTGTTCCAGTTGATGACATACAACCAGCAGGGGCTAACCTTAATGGTAGAGAATCAAATAAAGCAACAGTAAGATACAACAACCCAGGCGGCATGTACCCAGCAGGATGGCAATCACGCTTTGGAGGAACACGAGGCGGCGTCATTGGCGGCGGACATCTTATTGCACAGTTTCCTGACAAAGTTTCAGGTGGCGCGGCTATGTTTGCATTATTAGGCGGCAGTATGTACGTCAACAAAACAGTTGCAGAAGCTATGAGAAGATGGACCGGCGGCAACAATGCAAGCACATACATTGCATGGTTAGCAAGAAGAGGAATCGACACAGGCGAAGTTGTTGGTAACTATCTTGCAAACAAAGATGCGGCAATTGCCTTAGCAACTAATATGGCAAGATGGGAAACAAGTCATGCTTACCCTATGAGTTTAGATGAATGGGAGGAAGCATATCGGAGGTCAGGTGTAGGACAATGAGCAGAGCGGGAAAACTTTTAATAGCCCACCCAAATTTACCTAGCACAGACCCATTCTATAAAAGTGTAGTTCTTTTACACAAAGACGATCACGAAGGCGCACAAGGCCTTATCCTAAACAAACCTAGCGAGTTTTATGTTTCAGACTTTTTTAGTCGTAGAGGTTTGACAATTCCAACACAAAGAGAAACAATGCGGTTTGGCGGCCCGTTGAATACCAAACAAGTAGTTATGCTACATTCAGATGGTTGGTATTCATCTACAACACAAACTGTTACACCAGGTATTTCTATCAGTGGAGACGAGTTCATGATACAAAAGATTGCAATGGGCGACCTTCCAAGATTTTATAGAATGTTTATAGGTGTAAGTGGCTGGGCGCCTAAACAGTTAGACGCAGAGTTCGCAGGTCAAGCTCCTTTCAAACCTGAGAACAGTTGGCTCATTGCTCATGCAGATAATGACTTAGTATTTGAACATGACAGTCAGAGACAATGGTCAAAAGCATTAGAGCGAAGTAGTCATGAAATGATTAACCAGTTCTTTTAATAGTTAAATATAACTATAAATTTTGAGAGGAAAGAAAAATGAAATGGTGTATCATAGCACTCATGTGTATGTTTACTACATTGCCAGCATATGCCCAAGATAGGTTTATTCAATTACCTATGTTTTTAACTTGTTCAACAAAATCACCAGTGCCGATGCTACAAGGTCAACACGGTGAACTTCCGTTATTACAAGGTGACGGCAAAATATTCATACCCGGAGGATCACAAGTAAGCGGCAAGATGCAAATGCTTATGGATCCTGACGATGGTAGTTTTACTATTTTATTTTTACTAGGTAATAAACCTGAGATAACATATTGTTTAGTGATGAGCGGACAAGACGGTGAACCAATAGCTTACATAGGAGATCCTTTGTAGTAATGGCCGATACTCTCGTTCTAAATGCAGACGGGCAACCTATATCTCTACTACCACCCTCAACTATTAACTGGAAAGAAGCAGTAACTTATATTTGGTTAGATAAAGTTACAGTTCTTGATTGGTATGATGATTGGATAGTAAGTAGTGCAAATTGGGAAACTCGTGTGCCAGCAGTTATAATGTTAAAAGAAATGTATCGACGGCGGCGAAACCCTCGCTTCTCAAAATACAACGTTCATCTACGCGACATGTTCCATTGTCAATACTGCCTAAACAAATTTTCCAAACAACAATTAACACTAGACCACGTACACCCTATCAGCCTTGGTGGTAAAACATCTTGGGAAAATATTGTAAGTGCATGTGGCCCGTGTAATACACGTAAGAGTAATAAAACTATTATGAAGCCAAAGAGTGTGCCTTATCGTCCTGACTACTACGAGCTTGCCAACAAACGAAAGCAGTTAGACTTTGAAATAAAACACCCTAGCTGGTCAAGTTTTTTATCTTAATTTCTTTTTTGGAAGGATCTAGTTGTTGTTCGTTAGCAAACAATGTATCTTTACTAACATTACCATAAAGCACACCTTTGATATTACATTTGTTACAAGGATGACAGTTTCTGTCTTGAGCTAGTCTTTGTCTAAATTCCCATAGTTTTTTACTTTTAAGCCAAATGTCTTGTATGCTTTGCTTGCCTACGTTGCCCATGATCTGTTTCTTTTCCCAATCATGTGAACATAATAGTACATCGCCGTCCCAATGTATGCTCATCGCATAGAACGGAATGTTACACCCTAGTTCGGGTAGTTTTTGATCAAACAAATATCCTGCTCTATTACTTAGATAAAGAAACCCGTAGTTTTCTTCAGGTGGCTTGTAATAGTGTTGCAGGATATATTGATCTTTAGTCATACCAACTTTTTCAAATAGTTCTGTGAACTTCTCTACTTGCCACTCACCGTCGTACATTGATACAAAGAATTTATTGATTCCTGCGTCGAGTAGTTCAAGTGTCTTATCGTAAGTAAGCCTATCACCATTTGTTACCATGTGTATATTTTCTTGCCATGGCATGTGCTTTTTAAGCAGTTGTATACTTTCAGTTAGATGCTTGTATAATAAACTTTCGCCAAAGCCGCAATACAACAGTCTATTCTTATAATGACTGTTGGCAAGTTCTTTGCCTATTTTGTCAATTAACTTTAAATCCATGTGTAAGTTTAGATTTGGATATCCGTGAGCTCTTGGACAGAACTCGCAAGTTAAGTTACATAGTTCTGTAGTCATTAAGTCAATTAACATTAACGAACTAAACGGATCTTCATCATGCATCCTATCTTCCATAGGATCATACATTGACTCTCTATCTTTTGCAATATAGTTTGTGCTTTTCATCTCTGGCATATTGTTATTTAATCCAAGCTATCCTTTTACCAGCATCCTTACGGCGCTGATGTTCTTCGTGTGACCCTGGATATCTCCAAGCCCATATAGCAACAAGGGCCATAAAGCCTCCGCTCCATAGTACAGCTTTCATATTACCTGTGCTGAACCATATGAACGCAACACTTGTTGTCATTGTAATTATCATAAAGTATTTGAACTTAGTAGGGAAGACACGCTTCTCTGACCATCCACGCAGGAAAGGTCCAAACAGTTTATGATTCATTATGTAATTATGCATACGATCGCTTGACTTTGCGAAACAGTATGCCGCGCCTACTGCTGGTGTACTCCAGGGCAATCCTGGTAAGTATATTCCAACAAACGCAACTCCCAGTAGTACACAGCCTAGGCTGAACCACAATGCTTTTCTTATATTTAAATTTGGTATTCGCATTTGGGATACTCCTTTTCTAGTTTTTATTCATTAGTTGTGCTTCAATAATTCTTTCTCGTAAGTCAACTGCTAACACTTGATGTGTACTTTCTGCAGGGTGACTTCCATCTAGTGCCTTGTCGCCAGCATCTAAAAGTTGTGTGTAATCTCGCAATAGTCTTATGTTATATATGTCTAAAAATTCAGGCGGGCATGTGTTGCCTACTGCAATGTTGAATACATTGTTTGTAAACTGTTTAGCATATGTGTTACCAAAGTTCATCCATACTGCATTCTCGTGCATTAAGTCAACTCCGTCCGGATCAGCAAATGCTCTAAATTTAAGCCATGCTTTAGATGCCTTTACTTTTGCTCGTGAATGAGACCCTGGAGAATGGTTAGCATGAAGGTAAAGTTCTTCACCCCATGTATCAGTAAAACATGCAGATCTTAATTTCCAAGTCCATGCAAAAATAACAGCGTCATCTGGAGTAATTGGATCGTAACCTAATTCTTTTAGCCTAGTTATACTGTAACCAATACGTTTGTTTGATGCCGCTGGCATTGATAAGTTTATTACTTTGCTTTTAAACATCTTAGCAAGTTTATTAGGGTATCCTTTTTTACTTGGACCTTTAGAGTAATCTACCTTACCAGTCGGATACGATATATCACTTAACCCATGGCCGTAGGTATTGCTACAGCCGCAGAAGATTATTCTTTTAAACACTCAGCTACTGCCTTTACACATTCACTAATCATTGCATCAGTGTGCTTTGGTGTAGGAGCGAAACGTAGTCGTTCTTGTCCTACAGCCACCGTTGGATAATTAATTGGTTGAACATAAATTCCATAATCATTTAGAAGTTTATCACTAATTGCTTTACATTTTACAGCATCACGTATCATTACAGGAATAATATGTGTTGTTGTTGTTTCAGCAACTTCGACACCATTTGCTTCAAAGCCTTTTTTAAGACGCTTTGCTTGACGTTGGTGTTGTTCCCTAAGTTCATTGTGGTCTTTAAGATATTTTATACTAGCCAATGCTCCAGCACAAGTGACTGGAGACATTGACGTAGTAAAAATAAAGCCTGAAGCAACAGAGCGGACAGCATCTATGATGACAGCATCCCCTGCTATATATCCGCCCTGTACTCCATAAGCCTTGCCTAACGTTCCGTTGATTATATCAACTCGATCTTCCCCTATCTGTTCGCAGATACCTGCGCCAGTGTTTCCGTACAGCCCAACGGCATGTACTTCGTCTATATAGGTCATCGCACCGTAACGTTCAGCTAAATCGCAAATGTCTTTGATAAGTCCTACATCCCCATCCATGCTATACACGGATTCAAATACTATGCATGGAGTACCTGAACACTGTTTTAACTTATCTTCAAGATCCTCTATATCGTTGTGCTTCCAAACTAATTTGTCGGCACCACTGTGACGTATACCTTGTATAAGGCTTGCGTGATTCATGCTATCACTTAAAAACACAATGTCGGAAACGATTTGTTTAAGAGAAACTAACGTCCACTCATTTGCTACATATGCAGACGTATAAAGTAAAGCTGACTCCTTGTTATGTAACTTAGCCAGCTCGTGTTCTAATGCAACGTGATAGTGTGAAGTACCACCAATATTACGAGTACCACCACTGCCTGCACCAGTTTGATCTAGTGCAGTGTGCATTGCATCTATGACAACTTTGTTTTCCCCCATTCCAAGGTAATCATTGCTACACCAATTTACAATCTCTTTGATTGCATACTTACCGTACCAAATCGCTTTAGGAAACTTTCCGCGCTCTCTGAGAATATCATTGAACACACGGTACTTGCCTTCCTGTTTTAGATCGTTAATTTTATCTTGAAAAGGTTTTTTGGTTATCATATTCTTATTTATCTACGTATATAATTGGTTAAATATTTGTATGATACCATTAGTTAATCCAGATTTAAACGGTCAATATATTTTCGTAGTTGAAAATGTATTTCCAAACGAGCATTTAGAATTTTTAAAAAACTATTTTACAGCTGATAAACTAGAGTCAGCTAAAACACAAAGTAACATTGCAGACGATGATGAAGTACGAAAAACAGATATTGCTTGGTTAGATATAAATGACGAAGCAACACATTCTATATATGAGTTACTAAACAATCTTGTTAAGTATGCAAATGATCAACACTACCATTGGAATCTACAACATTTAGAGACTGTACAGTACGGAGAGTACGGTGTTGGAGGACATTATAAAGTTCACACAGACACAGGATTACATAATCCAATGGGAAGCAATAGAAAACTTAGTTTTAGTATTTTGTTGAATGATAATTATGAAGGCGGCGAATTAAATATACCAGGCAGTCCAGGACAACCCGATAGTTTTGTGCCGCAAGCAAATTCAGCAGTGTTCTTTCCTAGTTCTATGCCTCATTGTGTCAAGCCAGTAACAAAAGGAGTGCGCAAAAGTTTAGTTGGTTGGGTACACGGACCAAACTTTGTATAAATATTATTATGAGAACAACAGATATTATAAGAGCAGTATTAGATGTACTTGACAAAGCTGAAGAGCCTAAAGCTGAAGTATTGCCGGCACCGGAACAAGGTGAGCCTGAGGCAAGTCGTTTTAAACAGATCTTTGCAATGTTAAGTAATCCTAGTAAAGGACCATTAGGCAACAGCCCAAACGAAGTAGTTGCAGATGTCGATGCAGTTACAACACTTGCAGGCGGCGGAGTAAACGGTCCGAAAGATCCAGCTGATATAAGAGTTAAAGATCCAAGGGGGTTTGAATAATGCCAACTAAACGTGAAAGACAAGATGCAAAACTAACACAGGCTAACGCAGACAGAGCGGCTCGCAATGTTATACAACCAGGACGCTATGCAGATGTTACAGCAGACGCAACTCAACTACCTACACGTTATGCAGTTGGTGATAACGATACCAACAACGTGGTTGACAATCCTAACACTGGCGGCCTTAAACTAGGCAGACCTTGGGCTAGTTAATGGCTAATAGAAAACATTACAATCTAAGACAAATGGTAGCCTCAGGCTACAATAGTAATGATCACAGTTACATCCACAAGTTTGGACAGATTGCCGAAGCCGCTTCCGATCAATTTGGCACAGTATGGGATGTTGACGATACAGTTTATCCGTGGGCAAGTTTTGACACAGCAGGTACACTCAGTGTTGTAAGCGATAGCACTGATGATGTAAACAGCACAGGAACAGGTGCTTTTAATATTGTAATAGAAGGACTGGACAACGATTATAATGTTGTATCAGAAACAATCTTGATTAATGGTGTCACACCAGTAGCAGGCACAGTCAGTTTCAAAAGAGTATATCGTGCTTATGTAGGTGCCGCAGGAAGCACAGGCAATAATGTTGGAAAACTATCAGTATCAAAAGGCGGTGTAGTGGTATTGTGTATCCGACCTCAACTGAATCAAACACTAATGGCTATCTATACCATACCAGCAGGCAAAACAGGATATCTTTATCAAGTAACCAGTACAGGTGAGAAAGACGCAGACTTTTCAGGTTATGTTTATGCCCGTATAGGAGGCACAGGATTATTTAGAGCCCAGCATGTTTGGGATGTCACTGGCGGCGGACAATATGTATACAACTTTAGTTTTCCTGTCCGTTATCCAGAGAAGTCCGACATTGACATAAGAGTTCTACCACGGGACAACAACCGTAGCACCACAGCCTGTTTTGATATGTTATTAGTTGATGACGAACCAGATCATCCTGATTCTTACGGCGCATAAAGGTGATTAACCCCTACGCTATTTCTAACGCAGGGGCTGCCGTTATATATACTTTATGTAAGGACTATGTCCCTTTATTCTTTAGTTTTACTAGTTTTACCATTTACAAATTCGTAAAACTTTTCAGCCGCTTCTAATACAGCGTCTGTTCCTGGTACTTCTGGCATTGTAACAGAATTTACAATCTCACCAGTTTCAGGATCACGTTTTACACTTTGTTCCCATCCGCCAAATTTAGCATGATAGTCGTTCCAGACATTGCCCTGGGCCATCTCTAAAACTTTTGTGCGGATTTCATATCCATTCTTATTTGTTGTGATTTTTGGCATTGCGGCTTTAAACATTTCAGCAACTTCCTGTGTTTGTTTAAAGATGGCTTCGCCGTATTTGGTGTCTACGCTCATTATATTCTCCTTTGTGTGTATGTGTGTAGTGTTACTAATGTAACAGAGTATTTAGTATTTGTCAACCGCCTGGAACAAATTCTTTTGGAGTATACCATACCTTTTGATGATGTATACGTCCTAGCAGTTCTTGTATCTCGTGCATTTCTTCTTTTAGCTTTTCCGATACATCGCCTTGTGCAATGGCCAATCCTCTACGGCCAGCCTTTGCTCTTAGTGCCTGTTCGATAACTTCAATGTCTCTTACAGTTAATTCAAAGTTTTTATTTGGTTTCATAGTCCTAGACTCCTCATCCATATAGGTATTACTACAATGTGTAGGAATACGCATAGGGCTAACATGAGCCAAACTATTTTCATGTTACCCCTATCGCCGTGCATTAGTCTGTACTTAGTCCTGTTGGGCTATACTGTTCTCCGTTGTATCCTGGATAGGTATCATCTTCAACACCAAAGTTACAACTTGCAACAATAAACAAAAATGCTATTGAAGCATAGGTAGTGCGTTTGCTCCACAAGATGAAGCCGTCAAATGCAACTTCGGCTTGCTTTTGTGCATCTTCAGTTACCTTACTCATAGGTCAGCCAATAGTGCCTTTAGTTTCTTCTTTGACTTGCCACGTACCTTAGCGTCTTTGATAGCATCAACGCCTTCTTGTGTTAGTTCACCTACAACTACAATAGCAATCATTCCCATGCTCTTGTGTGGTGTACATTGGTACAAGTACACACCTGGTGTGTCAAATGTATATGTGTATTCTTTTGATAGTTTTGATTTCTTTGGTGAGTCCCAACCATCTGGCCCAGCAATGAATTCTACATTGTGACCTTTTGATGTTGGCAACCATGTGATTGAATCTCCTACTTCGATAACTGAGATGTCTTCACTGTAAACCATTTTAGCGCCATCGTCACGCTTGTTTAGCATGTCGACGGAAATGTCTGCGGCAAATGCCGGGGTTGATAGTAGACCCATGAGGGCAACTGTAGTGAGTAATTTTTTCATTTGTGTTTTCTTTCTTTGTGTATATGTGTAGTATGCTACAAGAATTTGTAGCGTGTATTATATATAGCAGAGAACACAGGCATAGTCAACCCTGTTAGCGTAAACTGTGTAAATTTGTAGCAGTATTACAACACTTAGATTTGACTAAGTGATATGTACATAACACTGACACAAAAAATAGCAAGTAGACTAAAGCCTATGTTGTCACATAGTTCGCCGTCGCATCGTGCTATTAAGTTTTCAAGTAAGTTTTTCATAAGTCCTCTGTGTGTGGTAAAAGGGCGACTACTTGCCGCCCTTTTTATCTATTATTTTTCTGTTTAAGAAATCGTTTTCTTCTTCAGTATAAGGCCACATTAAAATGTTCCGTATACTTTATGTTTAAACTCAGATATCTCGTTGGCTTTTTCATAATAGCCTCTGCTTCTTAGTTCTCTTATCGCCATACAGTAACTTCTGTATTCCATTGCTTTAATAAACCGTTTCCACATTAGCGTTTCTCCAACATAAGAGCTTTGGCTTCTTTGTGCATACCCATGCGTGATAGTTCAGAGGCCGCTCTCGCTCTGCCTGCTGATTCACCAAATGCAATAAAGCCGACCCATATTGCAATTAATGTGTTTCGTAAAACTACACAAGTCTTACAAGTAAAGTTCCAAGTGTTGTCTCTAATAGTTGCCGCAGTCATTATACCCATCCTTTTAAGTTAGCATTAGTTCTTGCTTTCATTCTGTTATCATGAAAGGTTCCGTTTGCAATACTTGTTATATCGCTTCGACCTATTCCTAGGTCACGTAGTTCATGATCAGTAAGGTTGGATAACTCTCTACGAGTTGTTGCAATCATAGCCTTGCGGGCTCTGTTGCGTCTCCATTGTTTAACTAAATCTACAAGACCCCAATAGGCGTCACTAATCCAGCTTGATGCTGTTAATACATATTGTGTCATTAGTTGTATACTCCCGCTCTTGGGCCGCGGCCGTTGTGCGATAGCATATAAGAATAGGCATACTGCCAATCTTTTCCGTACTCTGTTTTGGCGTAAGTGAGCATCTCTTTTTCAAACTTCCTAGTCGGAAGTGGGTTTCCAAGTAAACTCACAAGGCCATTCAATGCTTTTAACATTTTTTTCTCCTTGATAAAGTTTTTAGGATGCTTGAGGAAAGCAATACCCCGGAACTTCCCCGGCGGTGCAACTACCTTTGGTAGCCGTCAATCGCTTGTAACGGATGGATAATCCGCATTGTCTATCCAATGTGTCTATGTGTGTCGAATAGTACAGCACTACTGCCCTATTCACTCTTATTTATTAAAAGTAACTTTATTATAACGTCTATTTGAGCATAAATCAAATGCATTTTTCAAATACTCGTTATGCATATTGTGCATACCATCTTCGGTTGACATTTTACAAATAGTTTTGTATTATAAATAATCAGTAGGCAACGTCGAGCCTACCTTATTATGTGAGCGACGGGGTAAAGCCGTCAAGCAGAGGAGAAACTAATGGACGCACTCACCTTATGGAGCCTAGTCGGGTTCCTGTTAGCCGCATACGCGGTTATTGCAAATGATTCAGTACAAACGCTCGGTACTTGGATGGCATCAAACAATGAGCGATTCAACTACAAAGTATTATGGGGAGCCGCAAGTGCAGTGTTACTTGCAACCTTATGGTATGGTTGGACAGTAAATGGTGGAGACATCAGTTACGGAAGACTAAACAAAATACCCTGGCAAGAGGTACAATGGTATCACGCCGCCGCACCAGCAATCCTAGTTGCACTAACGCGAATAGGTGTACCAGTGTCAACATCGTTCTTGGTGTTATCAGTATTTGCTTCAACTTTTGTGTTGGAGAAAATGCTTATGAAATCGATTATGGGCTACGGTGTTGCGGCCGCATTTGCATACTTTATATGGTTTGCAATACACAAGTACTTTGGACAATGGTATGACGAAACAAAACCTGTAGACGAAGGCAACAAACGGTTCTGGCGCATCGCCCAATGGGTAGCAACAGGCGGACTATGGTGGACTTGGTTGTCGCACGATATGGCTAACATAGCAGTGTTCCTTCCAAGAGTTATTCCAGTTGATCTAATGTTAATGATCAGTGTAGTATTTGTTGCAGGCTTGTTCTTTATGTTTAGAGAAAAAGGCGGTCGCATACAGCAGATCGTTTTAGAGAAACACAACACACGATATGTTAGGTCAGCAACATTGATTGACTTGTTCTATTGGATGTGCTTGTACTTCTTTAAAGAGCTTAATGATATTCCTATGTCAACAACGTGGGTGTTCGTAGGCTTACTTGCAGGTAGAGAACTAGCAATGGCTACTTACTTTGGTAAGCAAAAAACAAAGTCTATCTTTCCACTTGTGGCAAAAGACTTTGGTAAGATGATGGTAGGGTTAGGTGCATCAGTTGCACTGGTACTTGCCATACACTATGTAATCCTACCAAACGGATTATAAAATAAGGGAGGTGAGGTTCGACGGCTTCACCTTTTCTCTTGACAAAAGTATCAAAGTCATATATACTCTAACAATAATATAACTTTTAACCTAGAAGGGACCACCGTTTGAAAATGAAAATAATAACAGGAAATGCTAATCCTCAATTAGCGCAAGAGATTGCCGAGCATTGCTTCGCAACTCTAGTTCCAGCAACAGTATCAACTTTTGCTGATGGCGAGTCGAGTGTAGAGTTTAATGAAAACATACGTGGCGAAGATGTGTTTATTGTGCAGAGTACAGCAACTCCTGTTAATGACAGTTTAATGGAACTGTTGATTATGATTGATGCGGCACGTAGATCAAGTGCAAGTCGTATCACAGCAGTTATTCCTTACTTTGGTTACGCAAGACAAGATCGTAAGAGTGCAAGTCGTACTCCTATTACAGCAAAGTTGGTTGCTAATTTGTTGGTAACAGCAGGTGCAGATAGAATTCTTACAATGGATCTACACGCAGGACAGATACAGGGTTTCTTTGACATCCCAGTGGATGATTTAACAAGCCGTGTAGTGTTTGCTAAAGACATTAGACGTTCAATTGGGATTATTGATGACCCAGATGTTGAGCAACAAGGTACAGTGTTTGTATCACCAGATGCAGGTGGCGCAGTTCGTGCTAGAAAGTTTGCTGATATGTTTAATGGCGACATTGCTATTGTTGACAAGATGCGTCCTGAAGCAGGCAAGAGCGAAGTTATGAACTTGATCGGCGATGTTGAAGGTAAACACGCCATTCTAGTTGATGACATTATTGATAGCGGAGGTACATTGTGTAAAGCCGCAGAAGCAATTATGAAAGCAGGTGCTCTTTCAGTTCGTGCATATATTACACACGGAGTACTGTCAGGCGAAGCATGTCAAAAAGTTGAGAAGAGTGTTCTAGATGAATTAGTAGTAACTGATTCAATTGCCGATCGCTGTCCTAAGAATTGCAAAAAGACACGACAGGTTAGTGTCGCGCCTTTGTTTGGTGAAGCAATTAGACGAGTTACAAACGAAGAGTCTGTGTCTAGTCTATTTGTTTAATATGTTTAATGTACTCAGTCATTGAATGATCACCAAAGCTATCTATCTTACCTTGCTTTAGGCCCATCCATATACCACGCCACTTGTCCTTAAAGCGTTGCCAACCAGTAGGCTTTCTATACTTGCCATAGGCATTTAGATAGTGTTCATTGCCGCAGTGTCTGTAACCCATAACAGTAAGAGGAACAGTAGTGACAATGTCATTATTGTTCTTCCAACGATGATGCACAGTACCAAAGCTCTTAACATATGTTGGCCAACCTACTCTTGGACTACCATAAGTATAAAGCTCTTCTGGGTCATTTAGATTACTATCACACTCGCAACGATTAGCCATAATAGTCGCCATTGCCGCTCCTAAACTATGACCACACATCCATAACTTCTTGCCTAAGTTTACTTTACGATTGATGTCTTCACATATCATAGGCCAAAGATCATCTACTTCGTCTTTGAATCCTCTATGGACTCTGCTTACAGTTTCGGCAATAACAGGAAATGCTTTTAAGTCTGCTTTAATATCATTAAACTCTGCAGGTTGGGTTCCGCGACACGCTATGACTAAATCTTCTTTGTTCATAAAGCGATATGCCTGGGCACCTTCCTTATTATAAAATTCAATTGTTGTAAAACCTAACTTTTTTGCTTGCTTTTTAACATCAGATGTGTTATTATTATAAGCTAATGCACTTAGTTCGGCAAACAACAAGGAACGCTGTTTAAAATTCATGTTTGTAATTGACATAATACTCCCTCATATAGTACAAGTTAACTCATGTACTGCAATATTTATTAATTTGAACGCTAAATAGTAATACGGAGAGTAGAGATATGAGAAAACGTACTAGAAGCATACTTGAAGAACTGAACAATTTAGATCGTTCTCGTAGAAGTCAAGACCATTTGATAGAAGCAAGTGGAAGCAACATCATTGAAAGTGCTATTAATCTTTTAAATAAGATTTCAAAAACTTATGATGCAGATACAGCAAGTGAATTAGAAAGACGTTTTCTAAATAGTATTAGAACAGGCGATCCACGTAAATTTAAACGTAGTATTACAAAAGTAATTGAGAACAAACACAATGACCAATAAATTGCTAGAAGGCGGATCTATGCCTAATGTAGGACCAATTCATATAGATGAAATTAATCCTACTCTTGACGCACTAGAAAAAGATTTAGGTATTGACCTAAAGAACAATGTTCTAGGTAGTGTTGGAAAGAAAGAATTCAGCGGCGACATTGATGTTGCCATACAAGTTGCACCAGAAGATATTCCAGAACTAATTAAAAAGTTAGAAGCTAGTTCATTAATTAAAGCTCTTCAAAAAACTAGTATTATAATGACAAGTGTTGATATTATTGGGTTTGATCCTAACAAACAAAGTGATGATCCAAAACACGGCGAGCGAACAGGCACAGTACAGGTAGACTTTATGCCAGGCGACCCAGGTTGGATGAAAACTTATTACCACTCACCAAGTGCCGACGAAAGCAAATACAAAGGTGTGTTCCGTAACATTATGATTGCTACTATTTGTGCAATTTACCAACGTGATGCATCAGAAGAAAAGATTGACGATGGTCGTCCTGTAGAAGTAGAGCGTTGGATGTGGGCACCAGACAAAGGCTTAGTAAGAATTAAACGTGTACCAAAACCTAAAGCAAAGGGCGACGGGTATACAAAAGCAAATTTAAACACAGTAATTGGGAATCCAATTCAAACAGCACCAGAAATTGCAAAAGCATTAGGTCTTAACGGACCAGAAGATTTAAACTCATACGAAAGTTTAAAAGCCGCAATTGAAAAAAATTATGCACCGGAGATGGTTGAAAAGATTTTAGATAGTTTTGCAGATAATAAACAAGTGCAAGACATTGGCGTGCCAGATGATTTAGTTAAACAAGAAAGTTTAGCTGATGTACAACTTGAGCGTATTAAAGAACTAAGTGGTACCTTGTTAAACAGTACAAGGATGATTTGTTAATGAGATACACAGATTTTAAACTTGTAGAACGTAAGCAAAAAACTGGCAGTGCAGGACAAGCCAAAGGCAAAGATCCAATGCCAAAAGCAACACCAGGACGTAAAAAGCATCCACTACAAGATAAACTAGTAGGCGAAGCAATAGTCAACGAAGCAGAAGCTCGTATACAACACATGGAAGACTTAGTTTTCCGTGAAGGATCGCAAGGTGCAGTACGTGCTATTGAAAGTTTAAAAAGTTTAGAACAAGGTTCACATAAAGATGTAACAATTAAATGGGACGGCTCACCGGCTGTAATATTTGGACGTGACGCAGATGGTAACTTTGTTTTTACAGATAAGTCAGGCTTCAGTGCAAAAGGATACGATGGCAAAGCCAAATCAGCAAAAGAACTAGCACAGATGTTAAAGAACCGTCCAGGCTATGCAAAGAATCCAGAAGGGTATGGCCCATTCATTGCTAACATGGTAGACGTGTACGACGAGTATGAAAAAGCAGTTCCTAAAGACTACAGAGGATTCTTTAAAGGTGACTTGTTATATTTTAACACACCTGAAATACAAGACGGGCATTATGTGTTTACGCCAAACATTGTAACTTATTCAGTAAAACAAGACAGTGACATTGGCAAGCGTATTGGAATGAGCAAGACTGGAATTGTTATACATAGAGAAGCAGACATATCAGGTGCTGAAGGACCATTAAGAGATACAAACATATTTCAAGGTAATGAAGTATTAGTGTTGCCACCGGTAGTAGCACAAGAACCGCCAAGTGTTGACGACTCACAACTTAAAACATTACAAGCAATGGTAACAAAGCACGGTCCTTCAATTGATGCTATACTTGAAAAGAGACAAGGACTATCAGACTTGTCACAAATATTTTATACCTATATGAATTCAAGAGTTGATTCAGGTATTAAAAACTTAGCACAAGACTTTGCAGGTTGGCTTGCAACATCTAAAGTCAGTAAGCCTAAACAACAAAAGGTTATTGAGATAATTAATAACAATGTTGAAGGGTTTAATGCTATGTGGGATCTAGTACATGGAATAATGAAAGTTAAAGACAACATTATTAATCAACTAGAAGATCAAGAAGCTGATATTACGGCTACTATCAAAGGTGAAAAGGGCGGCGAAGGCTATGTACTTGCACATCCAGGGGGCGATATTAAACTTGTTCCTAGAGAATTTTTTACAAAACACAACAGAGCAGTGGAGAGATAAATGAAAAACTACATGAAAGAATATGAAGCACATCTTAATGATATTACTAAAGATGTACTTGACGAAGGCTTTGAATCTTCGCCATTAGAAAAGAAATTAGCCAAGTACGGCAGAATACTAATGGACCAGGCAGTGACACAAAAAGATGATGCACTATCAAACTTAATGTCAAAAGTTGGTGATCAACTTACAAACTATGGCACAACTTATGGTGCAAGCAGTTTGGAAGATCTAGTAAAGAAAACTGGAGCAACACCAAATGTAATTAAAAAGATGTTAGCATTTGCTGAGAAGATTGCACAAACTACCGGCGACTTCAAAGCAGATCATAAAGATGGCGGACTAGATGACGAAGGCGATGATGATTTTACATCAGGTGCTGACGACGAAATGGATGCAATGGCAGCAGATCAAGCGGCAAGAGACAAAATGTAATGGAGTTTATCCAAGCTATAGAAAACGGTTCAGAAATACTTCTAGACGATGACATCAAACAAATGATTGAAAGTTTAGACTTAGAAAACCTTGACGAAGATGCGTTAGATAGAATTGAACAACGTGTAAGTCAGCGTGAAATTGCTCTGTACGGTTTCCTTGTAGGCAAGTCTAATGCATTAAAAGCTAAACTTGCAGTTGATAAGATACAAGCAGGCCAAACTGTGCCAACTAATATAGCAAATGGATACAAACCAGCTGTTGAAATGATACATGATATTGTAAAAGCAGGTCCTGGATACATAAATCTACTAAAAAGCCTACATCAACGAGCCAAAAGAGCATCTAATTAGGGTATTTTTTGTCTAAATGGTAAATACATATGTATAACTTTACAGAGAGTAGAGTTGACCATTTAGAGAAAACAGGAGAAATAAAATGGCAGTAGTATCAAACCCAAATGCGGCAGTAGTTGCAAAGAGTGGCATTGGCCCAACAACATACATCTATGCAGTAGCAACTGGAACAATTACAGTAGCGGCAGCATGTGATTCAATCACTACAACATACGGCGGAACAATCGCTGGTGTTGAAGGTACAGCAGACGGCAACCACGTTGCAGTACAAGGTGGGCCAGGTGGCGCAGAAGCAGTTAGTGGAATTTCACTAGTAGCAACATTTGCCGCTTAATTAACCTAATACCTTAGGACTAAAGGGTTCAGTTTTTACTGGACCCTTTTTTTATGACTGTAAATACAGTATGAAATTTACTATCCAAACATTGATAGACGTTACTAAGACAGATGTACGTAGACACGAGCATCCTAAACTTGTCAATCAACAAGCAAACTTTAATACCTTATACAATACACTTGGATTAAGAACTAATCCAGATAGATTTACTGTTACTAATGAAAAAGTTGCAGTAGCAAATTTAGGATTCGGAAGTGAGTACAAAAACAAGCAAATGGTTTGGACCGTTGACTTTGAAGTTGAACAGATAGATTCAACTAATACTGATTTAATGATTGAAGATTTTCATATGGTTCCGATTATTGCAGGTTTAGACGAAACTATTAAATTAAAGAATAAGATGTTTGTCACATTAGATAATAAATTTACTAATATATTATTTGAGCGTACGGATAAATAACAGTGTACAAGGCAACTAATATAATACAACTTTAGGCATATGAAGGGCAACGTAGGAGTTTACTTTAACGGAGGAGTATTATGGCGGATTTGCCAACTACAGATTTAGAAAGACAAAGTTTAGAAGCACACGTAGACTTATGCGCTTTGCGTTATGCCGCGTTGGATAAGCGTCTTATCACAGTCGAAGAAAAGATGGAACACATCCATCAAGATATTATTAACGGTCAATCATCAATGACAAAAGTCTTAATTGGTACAGCAGGTACTATTATTGCAGGACTTTTATCTACTGTAATCGTAATAGTAATGCAGATGTAATACTTGGAGCTAAATAGAAACATGCTATTAAGAGAGTTTTATACACAACCAACCCAAATAGACGAGAAACAAGTGTGGGCACGTTCAGGAAAGAACGTGGTGCGCAAGTATCGTTGTACTAGTGGCCGTAGAAAAGGTCGTGTAGTAGCAAAAATGTCACAGTGCTTTGCCGCTCCAAACATGAAACAAAGCAAAGTACTAAAAGTTATGAAAGCAAGACTTGGACCTAGACTAGCTAAAAAGATTAAACGTACAAAACGAATTAATCCTGCTAGTAAAAGAGTACAAGCATTGAACAAAAGAAGATAAAAATGAAAGTTTTCGAAGTCACACAAGCAAAGGTAAGCAGAGCACAGGGCAACGAAGTTGAGTTAGATCATGGTGATGGAACCAAGACCGTAATTGATACTAAGAAAAATCCTCAAGCAATCCAGCGTGACCAACAAGGAAAACTTAAAGTTACCAAGCCAAGCAACAGCTCAATGAAGCAAGGTAACAACAACCAACCCCGAACACCTCGCCCAGGCGAGAAAATAGATATAGAAACTGATTAGTAATGAAGATCAACGAACTAATAAATTCGTTTGAAATTTTTATTACGAATGAAGAGCGAAGTATTTACGAAACTATGAACGAGAAATCGGCATTAGCTCAGTTTAATGAGAGAGAACAATTCATTATTCAGAACCTAATAAGAAAGAGTTTAGTAAGTAAAGTTATATCTAACGGACAGGTACTGGTTGTAAAAAATGATCACAAAATCTAAGAATCTTCTTAGCGATTTAGAAAAAATCGTTAATGCGTCTATTGATCCTTCGATGTTTCCTTATAAAAAAGGCAACTCGATAAGAATAGGAAAGTACGCAATACGAACAACAAAGTACGGACATAAAGTATTTGACTGTGAACTAAACTGTATGATAGCAGAAACGTTCTCAAAAACTGCGGCAGTAGCACTAGCAAAGTATACATCGCAACACGAAGAAGACAGATCAGCACATGAATGTATTCTTAGGATAGATCGAAAGGTTGAAAAATGGTATAATGATTGTATGTTTTATCGCAATACTATACAACAAACAGATGATCCAATAAAAGCAGATGTTGCACATACTAGATATGATATTGCTAAAACAGAAACGGAACATGCCCGGAGTCAATTAGATAAATACATTTATAGCTAAAGTAGTTAAAAAGGCTAAATAAATTATAAAGCATAATACATTAGGAAGAATGTAATGAACATAAGAGAAATTTCAAAACCAGTTACAGCAAAGAGCTTGAACGAAAGCCTTGCGAAGAAGTTTGGCCAGAAGCTAAACTTAGAAGCATATACGATAGAACAATTAGAAGACGTAAGAAATAAAATGCGTACTAAGATTTTCAATGTTGAAACAAATGAAAGTTTTGACAGTGTACGAAATGAAGCATATCAAAAGTCAAAACTCTTCCTAGACGTATTGAATGCAGAAATAGCAGAGCGTGAGGAGCGCAACGTAAACGAAGCCAAAGCGGGATATTGTTCCGATGATTGCTGTGGTGCAGACGTAAAAGCAGAAGATTGCACATGTAAACCAACATGTGAAAGTTGCGATTGCAATTCAGTAAAAGAATCAGCTAAGCCTGATTACATCGATATTGACAAAGATGGCGACAAGAAAGAGCCTATGAAGAAAGCAGTAAAAGACGCCAAAAAAGATAAGAAAACAGACGAAGGCGCATACGGCAAGAAAAAGAAAAAAGTAAAAGAAGGCAAAGAAGACGAAGCAGAACTAGTAATGGCAGCCAAAGACATGGTAGACCGTGTTACAGGTTGGATGGAAGACACAGCAGAAATGCAAACTGAATCCATGCTAGAACTAGCAGACGCTATTCGTGACGAACATGGTCAAGAAAAAGCAGATCAGTTTTCGCAATCAGTTAAACCGTCGCTAGAAGGCATGTATGAAGCAATGGAAGCATGTCGTGGCACATTAACTGCTGGCGTACAAATACTAACTGGTGAAGGCGCAGGCGATATGATGATGGGCGATGAACCAGCAATGGACATGGAGCCAACTACTGATGATGACACAGTCGGCGGCGACTTAGACTTAGCTCTAGATAACGATGACGAGTTTGCGGCAGCGGCACCAGCCGCAGGTGGCGAAGATGAAGCAGGTCGTGCTAAGAGAGAATCAAAACTACATAAGAAAAAATCCATTGTAGAGAGAAGTCGCAAATTAGGTACCATTCTTTCAAAAAAAAAATAAGTGAGAATATTGACTCGCAGAAGTTGATACAAGTCTTGCGAACAGTAATAGGCAGTGCGGATACTACTAAACAATCTGTCTTTTTACACTTCAATACTCCAACTACAAATACCAAATCTGGTATGAAGAACTTAGATCTAAACAAACTAATGCAAAATGTAGGCGCAGAGCAATTTGACTACGAAACATTTAAGTCAGCATACGACAGCGATCCAAGAATTAAAACAATGGTCAAAGACTTTAATCAAGATGGCATTGAACCAATGACTGCTATGAATAAAAGTCACCGCGATCCAAGTAAGCCAGATACAGGTGCTGACCCAGTTAGTACAATGGCTAAACGTGCTACAGACGTAGGCGCCAAACTTTAATCAATAACTACTTGACAAAATTACAACTTTAGTATATACTATAAGTTGAATGAGGAATTTATATTGACTTTAATTATTGACAAGTACGACTACAAACCAATTAATCGAAAACAAGTAAACGGAAAACGATTATATCAAACTCCGGACGGCAATGCTGTTGCGAGTGTTACAACTATTTTAGATGCTACTAAAGATAAAACGCATCTTATTGCTTGGAGAAAGCGTGTTGGAGAACAAAAGGCACAAGAGATTGTAACAGAAGCCGCAAGTGTAGGCACAAGGATGCACAAGTATCTTGAAGACTATGTTGAGTTTGGTGAATGGCCACAGCCAGGGTCCAACCCATATGCACAGCAAGCTCATATGATGGCAACTCAAATTAAAGAGAAAGCCATGAATGATGTTGATGAGATATGGGGTAGTGAAGTTAACTTGTATATGCCCAATATGTATGCAGGAACTACTGACCTTGTAGGTACTTATAAAGGTCAGCCTGCAATTATGGACTTCAAGCAAACAAACAAGCCCAAAAAACTAGAATGGGTAGTAGATTACTTCCTACAGTTAACAGCATATGCTGAAGCACACAACGAAATCTATGGTACTAACATCCGTGAAGGACACATCTTTATGTGTAGCCGTGCAGGCGAGTATCAACAGTTTGATATTTGGCCAGATGAATATGACGAATGGCGCAATGAATGGTACGATAGAGTCTACACATATTACGAGAAGTTCGCATAAATACAATAATAATGCGTATAGGAGACACTCGTGGCAGTAGTACAAATATCGAAAATACAAATAAGACGAGGTAGGAAAAATACCGGTAGTGGACTACCGCAACTATCCTCAGGTGAACTTGGGTGGGCAATTGACTCACAGGAACTTTATATAGGTAATGGTGCAGTAGCAGAAGGCGCACCTACAGTAGGTAATACAAAGATTCTAACTGAAGAAGATGACTTATTTGAGATTGCAAAAAACTACACATACAGAGAAGGCGACGGATCTATTGTTACAGGTCCAGACGCAACTAATCCTATTGTTAGAACTTTACAAGAAAGATTAGATGACAATGTTAATATTAGGTCTTTTGGTACTACAGGACAAATTACTCAAGACGCAACTGTACTTTTACAAAGAGCTATAGATCAATTATATCTAAACAATGGTGTAGAAGCGTCTGTAAACAATAGAGTTAAATTAGAACTTGCCGCTGGTATATATAAAATTACAGACACTATCTATGTTCCGCCACACGCTACAATTATTGGTGCAGGATCTGGCAAAACTGTTATTCAACAAGAAACAGCTGGCAAAAGTGTTTTCACTACAGTAAGCGACTCAAGTACTCCTGGTAACTATGTACTAGACGGAGAGTACAACACACAAGCAAGAAACATTCGTTTGCAAGGATTGACACTAAAATGTACGGTAAAAGCAAACGGACTTGTACTACAAAGTTGTAGAGATAGTTACTTCCAAGATGTGCAGATTGCAGGCAGTTGGACAAGTACAGACGGAATCGACCTTGATAGTTCTACATCAACTAGTATTGGACTAGGAATAAACAGCAAGAACGGTGGAGTTGAAACTGTTCGAAACGAATTCACTAACTGTCACATTGACGGCTTTATGTACGGCATTGTATCTAATTGGGATACAAACGATAACGTATGGACAACATCAAACTTTACTAATTTAGGTTATGGATTTACATTTGGTAAAGATATGCTAATTGACGGTAATAATGCAAATGGCACTTCAGTAGGTCCAACTAACAATATTATTTCAGACTGTGTATTCACAAACGTATATAGAGAAGCTATACTTGTTGACGAAGGAACTTATAACGTAAGTCGTAACAATAAATTTAATACTTGTGGTAACGACGGTGCATCAGATGCGTCACCTCTTTATCCTATTATTAGATATACAAGACTAGGTAATACTAGTGATGGAGACTTCTTTAGTAGAACAAAAGTGTTATCATATACACAAGGTACTATTATTACAGCAAGTTCTACAATTACAGCAGGACAATCAACTATTACAGTTACAGATGCTTCAAACTTAGTAGCAGGACAAATTGTTACTGTTGATAGCGGTATTGGAGAACTAGGTGCGGCAACTGTAGTCATTACTGATGTTGATCAACCAACTAACACAGTTACAGTTAACTTGCCACATTTGACAAGCGGCTTAATTAATTTTAGTGTACTATCACCAATTATTACAAGTATTTCTTATATTCCTGAAGTAGACGGACCATGTCACTTTGTTTGGGGTTTTGAACACGAAATAACAATTAGAGACGGTCTAAACCAAACACTATTTAGACTTCCAAAACTTGCTAATCAAAGTTTTGATATTGACTATGTTGCAAAAGGAGCAACAGGTTACACAGGTATGCGATCAGGAAATATGCGAATAACGATGGATAACCAAGCCAACGTTACTGTTTCAGATGAATTTGATTTTGTTGGAGACGAAATATATGTTGACAACATTGCATTTGATGCTATAATAAGTGATATAGACGGAGACAGTACTGTTGACACAATCCTTGTAAAAGGTAATGTTAGTGGTTCACTTCCGGCAAATGCAACAACGAAGTTAAAGTTCAAAGTGAAAACAAAACAGATAAGCATATAAATGTTCAATAAAAAATATGAAGATCGGCTGGCCGCCTGGAGTGATTTTAGAAACACACTTGAAACAACAGACAACCCTTATCAAGATGTAATTGACTTTTATCAACAAGCACCTCTAGTTTCAATTCACACTGACCCATTTGATCAAGCACAATGGCCTACGCCTTGGGAGTTAATTCAAGAGAACCAGTATTGTGAGTTCGCTCGTGTACTAGGATACTGCTTTTCTTTACAGTTAACCGAACGCTTTTCAGGGGCCAATTTTGAGATACATATCGTTACAAGCAGAGAGAAATCGTACTTATATCTCTTAATAATCGACAGTAAAATTGTGCTAGGATATGATGAAACTTCACCAGTGTCATATCTTGATATCCAGTCAGATTTACAATCGCAAGTTATATACAGTATGGAAAATTAAAATAAATATTTCATTAATGAAAGAGGAAAAAAGATGATTCAAGTTACCAAGCGAGACGGGCGTAAAGAGCCACTAGATATAGAAAAATTACACAAAGTAGTTTTTCATGCATGTGAAAATATAACAGGAGTTAGCCCAAGCGAGGTAGAGATAAAAAGTCAAATTAGTTTTGCAAACGGTATGACTACTAAAGAAATTCAAGAAACTTTAATTAAGGCTGCCGCTGATCTTATCAGTGAAGAAACACCAAACTATCAGTTCGTTGGTGGTAGGCTAATTAATTATGCATTACGCAAAGAAGTATACGGTAACTATACACCTTGCACAGTGAAAGAACTTGTTGAAAGGAATATAGATTTAGGCTTTTATGATCCTGACCTCATTTCATATTATAACGACGAAGAGTGGCAACGAATCAATAGTTTTGTTAAACACGAACGCGACGAAAACTTAACCTATGTAGCAATGGAACAGCTACGTGGCAAGTACCTATGTCAAAACAGAGTAAACGGAGAGATCTTTGAAACACCTCAAATGTGCTATGTACTAATTGCGGCAACATTATTCCAAAGTTATCCAACAGAAACTCGACTACACTGGATTAAAGAATATTATGATGCTATTAGTTTACACGATATTAGTTTGCCTACTCCTGTTATGGCTGGTGTTAGAACTCCACAGCGACAATTCAGTAGTTGCGTCCTTATTGAAAGTGACGACAGTCTTGATAGTATTAATGCTACTGCATCAAGTATTGTTAAGTACGTAAGTCAAAAAGCAGGCATTGGAATTGGCGGCGGCAAGATTCGTGCTATTGGTTCGCCAGTACGTAAAGGTGATGCTTATCACACAGGTATTATCCCGTTTTATAAACTATTTCAAAGTGCAGTAAAATCGTGCTCGCAGGGCGGAGTTAGAGGCGGAGCCGCTACAGTATATTACCCAGCCTGGCATTTAGAAGTTGAAGAAATGTTAGTGCTAAAGAACAACAAAGGTACAGAAGATAATCGTGTACGCCATATGGACTACGGTGTGCAGTTTAATAAACTAATGTATGAAAGACTTATTGCGGGCGCCGATATAACTCTTTTCTCGCCTAGTGATGTACCAGGACTGTATGAAGCATTTTATGCAGACCAAGACAAGTTTAAAGAATTATATGAAACAGCAGAACGCAATACAAAGTTGCGTAAGAAAACTATTCCAGCTATTCAATTGTTTAGTACATTTATGGAAGAGCGTAAGAATACAGGACGCATTTATCTACAGAACGTAGACAATGCTAATGAGCATGGGTCATTCCTTCCTGAGGTTGCACCTATTCGTCAATCAAACCTATGTGCAGAGATTGACTTACCAACAAAGCCACTAAAAGATCTTAATGACCCTGAAGGTGAGATTTCCCTATGTACACTTAGCGCAATCAATTGGGGCAACATTAAATCAGTTAGTGATTTTGAAAGAGTATGTCGACTTGCAGTTCGTGGACTTGATGCACTATTAAGTTATCAAGACTATCCAATACTAGCCGCACAGTTATCTACAGAAAAGCGTAGACCTTTAGGCGTTGGCATTATTAATTTTGCATATTGGATGGCAAAGAACGGACTCGACTATCAGAATATTGATGCAGAAGGACTAGAACTAATTGACGAATGGGCCGAAGCATGGAGTTACTATCTAATTAAAGCGAGTGCTGACCTAGCCGCAGAGCAAGGAGCACCAAGTGGCAACATGGAAACAAAATACGGACATGGTATTACACCTAATCAAACATATTCAAAAGCCCTTGACGAGATTGTTCCTCACAAAGAACGTATGCCTTGGGATAAATTACGTGAACAACTTAAAGAAACAGGCATTCGTAATTCAACACTAATGGCACTTATGCCAAGTGAAACAAGTGCGCAAATTGCAAATGCAACTAACGGAATTGAGCCGCCACGTTCGCTTATATCTATTAAACAAAGCAAGCACGGTGTACTTAAACAAGTTGTGCCTGAATATAAAAGGCTTAAAAACAAATATGATTTACTATGGGAGCACCGCTCACCTGAAGGGTATATTAAAATTGTGTCTGTACTACAGAAATACATTGATCAAGGTGTAAGCGTAAACACAAGCTACAACCCAACATATTTTGACGATGAAAAAATTCCGCTAAGTACAATGCTACAACATTTATTGTTGTTTTATAAACTAGGCGGCAAACAATTATACTATTTCAATACATATGATGGCCAGGGCGAATTAGATGTCAACAAAATGTTTGAAACAGAACTAGCACCAACTGAAATTGAAGACGACGAATATTGTGAATCATGCACAATATAGTTGACAACAGAGCAATAACGTGTTAATATACATAGACACGCAGAGACATAAAGGAAGTAAAATATAATGGGCGTATTTGACGTAGATAACAGAGTCGATCATACTAAAGTAAAAGCATTTTTAGATCCATCAGGCGGTCCTACTATACAACGATATGATAATCTAAAGTATAAACAGTTTGACGGGTTAACTGACAAACAGTTAGGATTCTTTTGGAGACCTGAAGAAGTTGATATCTATAAGGATTCGGCTGACTTCAAGTCACTTACTGAACACGAACAGCATATCTTTACTTCTAATTTGAAGAGACAAATTCTATTAGATAGTGTTCAAGGTCGTGCACCTGCAGAAAGTTTTGGTTCTATTGTTTCTTTACCAGAACTTGAAAATTGGATCATTACTTGGACCTTTAGTGAAACTATCCATTCACGTAGTTACACACATATTATTCGTAATGTATATTCAAATCCAAGTAAAGTATTTGATGAACTTATGGATGTAGGTGAAATTGTTGATTGTGCAGATAGTATATCTAAACACTATGACGATCTTATTGAAACTAGTATGTATTACAACCTGTTAGGTGCAGGAACACACACAGTTAATGGCAATAAAGTAGAAGTAGATATGTACGAGCTAAAGAAAAAACTTTGGCTTGCGTTAATGAGTGTAAACATTCTTGAAGGTGTTCGCTTCTATGTGTCTTTTGCATGTAGTTGGGCATTTGCAGAACTTAAAAAGATGGAAGGCAATGCTAAGATTATTAAACTTATTGCTAGAGATGAAAACTTGCATCTTGCATCAACACAAGCACTATTGAAAGTGTTAAAAACTGACGACAAAGACTTTGCAAAAATTGCAAAAGAAACAGAAGCTGAATGTATTCAGATGTTTGTAGAAGCAGTTGATCAAGAAAAAGAATGGGCTAACTATTTGTTCAAAGACGGATCAATGATTGGACTAAACACAGAATTGTTAAGCCAGTACATTGAATTTATTTGTACACGTAGAATGACAAACGTAGGTCTTAAAAGTCCATACAACCAAAAACAAAACCCATTGCCGTGGACACAGAAATGGATCTCAGGAGCCGAAGTTCAGGTGGCACCACAAGAGACTGAGATAACTAGTTATGTTCAAGGCGGCACTAAACAAGATGTGTCAGCTGACACATTTAAAGGATTTAGTTTATGACAATTGAAATTTGGGGCAAGCCAGCTTGTCCATCATGCACAAAGGCAAAACAGTTTTGCGAAAGCAGATCGCTTCCTTATGTGTACAAAGAACTAGGTAAAGACTTTGACAGAGAAGAAGTGTTTGAAGTATTTCCTACAGCAAGGACATTCCCACAAATTATCGTTGGTGGTAATAAAGTTGGTGGGTATGAAAGTTTATTAGAATATGTTGATAACACAGGTTACAACGGCACAGGACATACATTATAATGTTAATCGAAGCACCATATAAAATTGGAGATACCGTATCTCTAAAACTAACTTCAGGCGAAGAAATCATTGCACGTTTAGATGCAGAAGATTCTAACACCTATACACTTAAAAAGCCTATGGTGCTTATAGCACAATCAGAAGGCTTAGGACTTGCTCCTTTCATGTTTTCAGTGTCTCCGGACGGAAAATTTGTAATGAAAGCAAGTGCAGTAAGTTGTTTAGCAGTCACACAAGACGAAATTTCCAAGCAATATACACAACAAACTACCGGTATTGTTACTTAAATTTGTAAATATCGGTTGACAAGCCCGCACGAGTATTGTATAATACTAGTATGAATAAGGCAAAAAGAAAAGGCAATAAATTGTATAAAGTAATACTCACAGACGCTGATGGCGTACTATTGAACTGGGAATATGCATTTACATGTTGGATGGAACAACATGGACATACGAAAGTAGAAAATGCAAATTTCATTTATGACATTGGCGAACGTTTTGGAATAACCAAAGAACAAGGCAAACAATTAGTTAAGATTTTTAACGAAAGTGCCGCAATTGGTTTCCTTCCAGCACTACGTGACGCAATGTATTATGTAAAAAGATTACACGAAGAACACGGATATGTTTTCCGTTGCATTACAAGTCTAAGTTTAGACAAAAATGCATACAAACTTCGTAAGATGAATTTGGAGAAACTGTTTGGAAAAACAGCTTTTGAAGAATTAGTTTGTTTAGATACAGGTGCAGACAAAGATGAAGCTCTTGAACAATATAGAGATTCAGGTTTGTATTGGATTGAAGACAAACTATCTAATGCACAACTTGGTTTAGACTTAGGTTTAAAATCAATACTCATCGAGCATGGATTTAATATGAACGATGATATTCCAGAAGGTATGACTAAAGTAACTAACTGGAAAGAAATATACGAAAACATTACAGGAGAAAACGCATGACATTACATGACGAAATCGTACAAGCATTTAATAATTACTTGGCAGAGTCTGAAACATTTGAAGACAAAAGTGTCAAGGCAGCGGCCGCAAGAGCTCGTAAAGCATTGGGTGACCTAGGCAAACTTACAAAAGATCGCCGTAAAGAAATCCAAGACAAAAAGAACGCAATGTAATGAGTGGGCAGAGACGCTGGCTCAAATTATGGGCTAGGACAGTTGGAATGCCCATAGGTATTACAGACGACGATAAGCCAGAATTCCTTCCTATATCACAAGAAGATGTAAGAAGGGCACTGGCTTTTCGCACCTTTTGGATCGCGTTACACATTGTAACATGTGCTATGATCATCACAGGAAACGGCAGAACTTTGGGTTGGTGGTAAACTACGCATTTAACTAAATACTTGTAACAGACAAGGAGATGTTAGTTATGATGTGGGTCGACTACAATATTGACCAAATAGGTGAAAACTTCAAAGTCAAAGGAGACTATGAAGGAGAAGTAATGGGTGTTTGTAGAGATGGCACACCTAGAGACCATTGGTTGTATAAACCAGGCGATGTTTTTGTTGTTAACGAACACGGTTGGTTAGTTAAAACAGACGAAGTAAGTGCTTTAATGCTAAAACACGAAAGTAATAAAAATGAACGTAAACAAGGGCGATAAAGCAATAATTGTTTTTTCAATTAATCCTAGTAATATAGGACGCATTGTTAACGTATCAGAATACATTGGCAAGTTTGAGCAAAACGAACAGTTCGAAGCATTTGGTATGAAGTGTCATTGTGCTGTTCACGATCATTACTGGTGGATTGAAGGTGACGACATTGATATACAACTTGGACCAAGTCCTAAAGCATATATTGCTGACAGTTGGTTGCGAAAAATACCAACTACTAAAAAGAGCAAAAAACTACAAAAAGAACTTGACATTCTAGCATAAGAGTGTTATAAATATACTCGTAACGTTGAAGCAATTCAAACGCTATACAGGACCCGGGGGCGGTACCCGGCGACTCCACCAAAAATACATTCTGCTTACTGTATAGCAGAAGCAACAGGCTGATAAACTGGGAATGTATTTTTGATGGGGTCGAAATAGGATCGACTGGTAGTTAATAGGAGAGTGGAGTTGCCCGGATGTAAGCTCGGTTAACGCGAACAAACTTAATAATTGCAAACGCAAATTATTCATTAGCGGCTTAGGCTGTTACGAGGTAGTTAGGCCTTGTTACCAAACATAGCATTAAAGAGTGTTGTTTTTTAGCAACACTCTTTTTTTATACCTGCTCGTTTTTGCACTAAAAGAGTGCGATAATGATAACTAATAGTGTGAACAACAAATTCCCACCCCAAAGTTCACACTAAAAATTTAATAATAATAAAAAAAGGAAATAACAATGCGTATTCTCGCGACAGCATTTGTGGCCGCAATGGCCGCAACAACAGCAATGGCTGATACACTAATAGTTAGTGAAGCACCTGCGCCAATCCTAAGTGGTGAAGTTTCTTTAGACTTCGCTGAAAAGGCAAACGAAAACTATGGCGGCACAATGGGTGTCGAACTAGATATCAATGCAGGAGAAATTGCAACTGTTGATTTAGGTTTTAAAGCAACAGACGGCAATGCTCTAACATTAGACACATGGACAGTAGGTACAGAAGTTAATGGTTTAGGTCTTGCATTTGGTGATGACAATGGCGTTATGCCAGAAGCTGAAAAGTCAGCATATAGCACACTAGCAACACCGGCAATGACTGAATCATTAGCACTATCTATAGGCGATGCAACAGTTGCAATCGGACTAACTGATTGGACCGCAGATGTGTCTGATCTAAGCAACGTACAAGGTGCATATAGTTTTAATATGAATATGATAGATGTTACTGCTATGCTAGACTATAATTTAGATTCAGAAAATACTGTACTAGGTGCAGAAGTTGAAGGTTTAGATTTAGGTATGGTTGCACTTGGTGGCGTAATGACATATGACACTGATGCAGAATCAATTGGCTACGAAGGTAATGCAAATGTTAACGGTATTACAGCGTATGTCAACGGTGACGATGCAAATAAACTACAGCATGTAGGTGCTGAAGTTGAAAGAACATTTGCCGAAGCTACATGGACAGCTGGCGTCAACTATGATACTGATGCAGAAGAATTTGCACCAACAGCCGGTGTAAGTTTTAACTTCTAAGTTAAAAACATAACAAACAAAAAAGGGTTGCTTTCTTGAATTGCAACCCTTTTTTTATGACTAAATAATGTTAGCATATAAAGGGCAGGGCAAATGCGAGAAAAATTACGCAAATGGTTTAACGTCGATAATGTTATCGACGCAAGTGTTGACCTGTTTTTAATATTGTTTGATGTGCTTAGTTCGCCTATCCTAATTGTAATGAGGTTGGCACGTTTTGTAATAGGAAACTATTTACTGGGCGGCGTAAAGAACAAAATTAAGCGAGTAGCACATTGGACAGAAGGCAAGCATCCATTACTACAAATTTGGGTATGGACACTTATAGTATGCGTAGGAGTAGTAATTCTTACATTAATGTGGCTCTTTGGAACAGCGTTTGGAGAGTTCATAATGGAAGAATGGGGCGATCAAGCATTAAACTTAGATGAATAAGAGGGAAATAAAATGCAACAAAATGAATATGATGTAAAAGTTATAAAAGTAGTAGACGGTGATACAGTAGATGTAGATATCGATCTAGGATTTGGAGTAACACTAACAGACGAACGTGTAAGAATTATGGGCATTGATACACCTGAGTCACGCACGAGAGACAAAGTAGAAGACTTGTTTGGTGAAGCGGCTAAAGCACGATTGAAGGAACTTATGGAAGACGGTGGTAAACTTATTACTACTGAAAACCGTAAAGGAGAAGATATGAAAGGCAAGTTCGGACGTATCTTAGGAGACTTCAAAGTAGAACGTTTTGAAAACGGTGAGCCAGAACTTGTAACAGATATTCTAATAGAAGAAGGACATGCAGTAGCATATTTTGGTGGAAGCAAAGAAGAAATACAGCTAAAACACGAAGCAAATAGGCAGAAATTGCTACGTGAAGGCGTGATCAAACAAGAAGATTACGATGCGGCTGTTAAATTAATGGAAGAAAAAGGTTGACAAGATCTTAAAAGGTGCTATAATATACAAATACTAAGGAATTAGTATGTTTTTTTAAACCTATATTTGGAGGCATAAACATTATGGCATTTACTAAAATTAAAACAAACCAAAAGACCTTTTTAGAATCATATCTTAGAGGCACCGGCAAATCATTGACTTCGGCAGACGCTAAAGCAAGATTTGGCATTCAGCAACTACCAGCAAGAATGAGTGAACTCAAAGCGGCTGGCTTGAATGTAAAAACATCAGTTGCAACTACTGGTAAAACACGTTATTCAATTACATCACGTGACGTTACTGGTTCAAGAGCAAAAATGTTTGCATAAAACTGGTTGACAACCTACTAAACTCCTGCTATAATAGTTTTACTATTAACAGAATAGCAGGAGTTTTTTTATGACTATGTCACTAGCCCGTGGGCTATCAACTATCAATACAAAAAAGCCTAAACAGAAAAAACTAACACAGGCAAAACTAGACAAACTTAGAATTCAATGGCGTCAATATAATAAAGATATGCGGCGCAAGCATTTACATAGCCTTCAATATGATAACTTTGACGACTATGTAGCATACACACAAGGTACTGCAAAGCCTAGAAAGCAACAGTCTCGTGGCGTGTATGATCCAAACAA